CAAACGGAAGGATTCAACAAGAATAAACTCGTTGTAAGAGTACTGAGTTTCGTAAGTAACAAACTCCTTGAGGGCCGAGTAAGCATCTTCAATATAAAGTGGCGGTTATCTAGGTAAGTAACGCTACCATCATAACAGATAAATGGTTGCACTTCTTCTATAACACCATCTTCTGTTAGGTGCTTCCAGCGGTAAATTTTTTGTAGTTTAGACACAAGTTCTTTCTAGGTTAAGTTTAGTTAGGTTGAAGTATAACAGAAGTTTCATCCTTGAGAACATCTTTGGTTTCATCAGGATTCACTCTGTATTGCGTATCTTCACGCCAAGATGGACTTGAGGTACAAACCCAGTAGCCTCTGCGCTTACTGAGGTATTGCACGGGTTTACCTAAGGCCCATTCCCGGATTGTTTCACAGTGTGTATGAGGTTTTAAAGGCATGTTACTTTCCTAGTAGAGTTTTGATTTCATTGAAGGACATCAGTACTTAAAGTGCTTTCACGACACCCGTGAGGAAGCTCTGAACGCTCTCGAAGAATTTATCACCGAGGATAACCTCTGGCGGTATGATCATGTTGATTTCTACCTAGTAGAAACATTCACAATTACCCGTTAACAACTGAAAGAAAGGGCGGAAGATGTAAAATCTTCCTATAAACTTATGACAACCAAACCAACTTACGAAGTCCTTGTGTGCGCCTTTAACTCTAAAGGAGAAGTACTCACAGTTAACCAACAAGATGTACTCCAGCTACCCCGTGGAGAGCCATCTGCGAGTGAAACCCAACGTCAAACTGCTGTACGTATCCTGAAAGAGCAAACAGGGTTTATCGTACAAGAAAACGATATGGTTGCTCTGGTGTACGATAAACTCAAAGATGATCATTTTGTCTTGAGTTACTTATGTACGAAGGTGTTGGAACCTAAGATGCAACAAGGGTATGTTCACAAATGGTCAGACGGTACTTGCGGTTGGAATACCGCTTGCATGTGGTGTGTTTTCCTTGGTACACGAGAGTTCCTCGATAATTGTGTTTACGCAGAGTATCACCACACAGCGTTGTACCATGCTAATATCCTTAGTAAACAACTGCAACTTCCTAATGTGTTCTCTCAAACACAAATTGTAAAGCACCGTGAAGCCCACGAGGACATCAAGAAAATTACTGTAGAATCTAAACTTAACAAACAAAAGGAAACTGAAATGCAAACTGAAATTACCAAAGAACAAACCAATAAAGCACTTGAACTTGTAAACGGTGGTGAATACGTCACTCGTACAGGAGAAACAGTGAAAATGTCCGTTGATGAATACTGCCAGACCGGACGGTATTGTCACCAGTTCCTTGGTAGTAACGGTTTTTACTACAAGACAAATGGTAAGCTTTTTAGTAACCATGAACGAACAGTTGTACGCCAGCAAGTTCTCTCGGTCTGTTGTAACAAGGGCCTTCGTACATAAATAACTCAAGACAAAATGATCATCTTTGAGTTTATCGTACACAAGAGCAACCATATCATTTTCTTGTACGTTAAACCCTGTTTGCTCTTTCAGGATACGCACAGAAGCTTGACGTTGGGTTTCATTCTCAGTAGGTTCTCCCCGTGGTAGCTGGAGTACGTCTTGTTGGTTAACAGTGAGTACTTCTCCTTTGGAGTTAAAGGCACACACAAGGACTTCGTAAGTTGGTTTGGTTGTCATTTCTTTGTCCTTTTGTTGAATTTCTTTGATTTTACCTTGGATTCTAGCTTGTCCCTCACGTTGCTCTTTACGTGCATACATTCGTTCACGTAATGCAGTGCGTCCTGCACATTCTGTTGTATAGATCACTTGTATTTCCTTTGGTTAAAGATTATTGTACAGCATTCTCCGCATCACCGTTGTCGATCAACAGCAAAACCTTATGAATTTTATCGGTGTTCTGTTGGAGCAACTCACGGTTCAAGTTAAGTTCCAGCAAGAGATCGTTTGTTGTATCTTGGAGTTCAACGGATTGTTTACATAACAAGTTGAGTTCACGGATTAGCTTAGGTTGTGACATACGTTTGGGTTGTGGGTAAAGATTGGAGAGCATAAGTTCTTTCTTTAGTTAAGTTCAGTAAGATTAAAGTATATCAGAAATTTCATCCTTGAGAACATCCTTAGTTTCATCAGGCTTAATACGATAGCTGGTATCTTCACGCCAAGATGGACTTGAATCTTCTTGTGTGATACCTTGGTGCCTAAGCGTGTAACTTTCACCGTTTTTGTTTAAAAGGCTAATTTGCAGTACACGGTAATCAATGGCAAGCTGTTTTGCTTCTTCATATCCATGCTCCTTTACGTGGAAGTGTTTAACAAATGATCTCCCATCAGATCCCACCCAAGTTGACACCCAAGATTCCTGTCTTGAGTTTTGAATCATGGGTTTTACGTACGCCACACCAGCAAAACCAGTCCTGTTACCTGCCCTTACGGCTTGGTTTTGAGCATTTTGCTTTATGGTTTTAAGACATAAGTTATCTATCTTGTTATTAAAACCATTCCCATCTAAATGATCTATAACGAGATACGGGTCTATCTTTCCGTATTTCATAACATAAATAACCCTGTGAACACAGTAATAAGACCCGTTGAAGGTTAGCCGCCAGCTATGAGGCTTGCCTGCTCTGGTAAATTTCTTACTCCCAACCACAGCATCCTTATGGGCAGTAGTTATGATACAACCATTGCCTCCATAAATGTTGTGTACCCTACGGAGACCGCTTGGGCTTGTATCTGATAGGTAGAAATGTTCGTTCCAGTTTACCGTATTATAATCTAAAGTACTTTTCATATTTCTCCAAATAGAAAGAACCTCCAAGATTTCTCAAGAAGGCTCAATTTAATTAATTATCGAATAGGGCAAGCACCACTTGCGCAGTCATCAGACCCCTCAAACTCTGCTGTACCTACAAACCCAATAGGTTTAGTACGTGCAACCAGATCATTGTACTCAACCTCTGTGATCTCTTGTAGCGGCGCTTGGTGGAATCCGTGCTCACTGTGCAATAAGAATGACAAAGTTTTATGGTTATCTTTGTAGTTCTCTTTCAAGTAAGCCTTGATTTCAGGAAGTTCCTCTTTCTTGTAGTACACCGTACAACTAACAGAGTTATCGCTCCACGTTGTCTGAAGTTCTTTAACAGCTTGCAGTTGCTTTACAGCAGTCATTTCACTCGCCAATGTAGTACCTTCTGGGTACTTAAAAGGAAAGCTTACAACAACTGTAGAGTGATCCATTGAACCATCAAAGTTACGTTGGTATTCTACATCATAACCATGCTCCTTACATACCCCAACTAAGGAATTATCTGCACTAATACGAATACGTCGAATCAAGTACTGACTGTAAGCAGGATGAATACCGGGTGTTACTCCGGGAAGCAAACTTAGAGTGCCGCTTGGTTTACACGTACTCAACTTAATACTATGATTCCAACCCTTCATGTCTGAGTACTCATCATCAAACTTACGCAACTCAACATAAGCTTCATCAAGCCAATCACGTTGTACTTGAGTTGCCTGTAGAACACCAGTCATTCCAATACCCATACGCATATTCTTATGGACAATCTTCTCAGTTTCTTTGTTGTGGCAAGGAAGCATCAAAGAATGCTTATTAATGCGATACAACAGTTTAATTACTTCGTTTAGTTCTTCCTTCGATTCAATATTTGGTAGAAAGACTTCAGCAAGACAACAAGTCTCATAAGAAGCCAGCGATTGTTCTGCACCTACTTTGTTACTCCGGTAAACCGGGGATTAGCTATTTCTACTAATCTCTATATGTCCCCATATAGAACGGACTGTATCACAACAGGTTCTCTGTTCCCTTGTCAGTCTCTAGAGCGAGAGGATTACTCCAAGTATCGCTTCGGTGGTTATCTGTTCTAGACTTTCCCCGATATTCAGGTTATTCAAAAGAGATTCCTCTCCTAGGCCGCTAGCATTGTCAACGGATTGTACACTTGCACTTCTGGATCAGGATACTGAGTTTCACCTAGTCGTCCTACTTTACGTGAAAGACCTAAGTTAATCAAACCGAATGGTTCCCCTTTCCCCTCGTATCCCTCCCAAAAGTAATCATGCAAGTCATTAATATCATCACACACAACTGAATTGTTACTCATCGAACGCCAGCTTGGAATAATACCCATATCCCAGCGCTTGCTCAATAGAAATTCAACATCATCACAATCACCCATTGCAATCTGAGCACTACGCCGAACATTACCAGCAACTACAACAGCACCAATAATGTTCATCATATCCAAGCAGTCAATTGGGCGAAGCTTGCGCCCTTTACGCTTTTCAACTACTTCACTAATCTTCTGGATACCCCAGCACAAATCTTCAGGGCCACTTGCTGTACCACCAAAGCCTTTAATAGGTGCCCCTTTACCACGAATCAACTGTGTACTATATGTAAAAGTTTGCTTACCGGATTCATGTGCAAGAAACGCAGCCTTCAGTGTCTTACCAAGCAGAGCAACCCAGCCTTCTCGTGAATCAGAAACGATGAAATCAGCATCTGACTTATCCGTACGAACTGGTGGTTTAAAGTTCTTTTTGACCTTTGGAAGCTTATCTACGTTTACCTTCTGGATGTTGTAACCGACACCAGCCCCCAACATGAGCATATCCATAGCCCATGTGAACGGGCGAATAGGTTCATCTACTACGCAAGCCGCACAATTCTGTAGTGATGCCATACCAAGCTTCTCAACAGTTCCTGTACCCATCTGCCACAAGAAACGACCTGCTACACTTCCTTTAAGGCCCAGCAAGTGCTCTCGCAGTTTTTGTTCTTCTTCTTGAGTAAACCCGCATTTCAACTGATTCTGTGCTGCATTGATTACTCGGTTAATCGTATCAGGGAATTCCTCTGTTGCTGAATTAATGTTATTTTCATCAAGTCGGCGAGAGTATGTACGTTTATATGTCAAATACCCGACTGATGACCAAGGGGTTACTGTTTGATTTGTTTGTTTATTCTCTTGCATTAATTATCCTTTACGTTATTACTTCTATACTTACTTCACTCTGTACTCTCGTACTTACTTTTCTGTAACCTCAGTTGCACTCTTATCGTTATCACGGTTGATCCTGTCGATATACCACAAGTAACCCACGAACACCACAAGGTACAACCCACAAGCTAACTCACCGATTACTTCCTGTGTCACTGTCATTTCTCCCAGAGTGATTCGTCGGGTTTATCGCTCTTATCACGTTGGTTCAACATAGCTTGCATATCTTTTGTTTCACCCCGCGCTCTATAACTAGCCTCAACAAGCAGACTACCAGAAGCTTTATCCACAGCAGCTCGTGAGGCGTAACCTGAGTTGATCCACAGTGAATCCAATCTTTCCTCACACAACCACTTAGGACACGTTACAACCTCATTAAAGCGGTTACGGTGGGTACTACTGAGGTCTTCACGGATTGGCTCTTGTACGTCAGCTCCAAGGCTGTACAGCAGTTCTAGGAACTCACTTGAGTAATCACCTTTTAAATTCCGGGTACTCTTGAGTGTAAAGTACGGTTGTACTCGTAGGATTTCACTTAGGGATACTGTAACACTTGCTACGATACCGGAAGCACGTTTGATTTTCTGTTGTTGTACTTGCATTTGTTCCTTATTAGCTAATCACTGTAATCTCAACCATACCCGGAGTCTCCTCAAGATTATACTTATCCATCAACTGTCCGAGATCAAAGTACAAATCATCGAGTGAGTCATCTTTCATTTTTAGTGCTTTCTCGTTACATTTAGTAAGCCCACCAATTAAGGCCCGAAGCGCTTTTAGTTGCTTCTTTGAGTTAATAGTTAATTGTTCTGGCTGGAATTTTTGTTTAGTTTTCATTATTTCTGTCCTTTAAGTGTTTGTACATCTGGATATTTCTCAAGCATACCCCCTAGAAACTCCTTAGCTTTCTCAAGGTCTTCCTTACCGTTCTTCTCATCGAATCTCATTAGGTACTGTAGCATCTGTGCGAAATCAGCAATGAATGCTCCGTTATATCCGTTAGTACCTAAGCGGTTACACAGCAGAGCTACAACGTCTTTTACTTCGATGTTAAGTTCAGGGAATAACTGGTAGTGCTTGGGTTTGGTTACTACGTTGAATTCTTCTGAACTTTCTGTGTATTCTTCATATGGGATAATTAGATCAAGTTCATGATCACCCCCGTGATTAAACTTACCATCTACTGTGTAGTGCCATTCATCTTCTTCGTTGGAACCTATAAATGGATATTCTAAGTTAGAACTTTTACTAATAACGTACCAATCTCCTTCTGTACTTTTATAACTCTTACCAACTTGAAGTTTTTTACCGTTTAACATATTTACCTTTCTTAGTTAATCTTGATTGTACCACAAGCTAGACCATTCTGGTCTTGCGCTTTACAGTTTTACTTCTGTTTTACTTAGGTTTGAATTCTTCTAAGTTTACTTTCTTGAAACCCAAAGGTTTACGTACTTTATCATTAGCATCCTTGATTACATAAACTTTGTAATCTTCGTTGTAATCCACAGTCACATCGGTTCCAGCCTCGTGGTACTCTTCCATAGACTTCCAAGATTCATCACGGTCTTTAGTGAACTTACTCAAGTTACAATCCGCAACCGCAAGCAAAGCACCGTCAACATCGTAATTCAACTTACGGAATTGCTCTAGCAAACCGAAGCTTACCACAAGTACATCTGTAAGCTCTTGCAAGGTGTTAATCAAGGATTCATTCTCGAAAGCCTCTAGGAGTTCCTTGGATTCTTCCGTGATTAAACGCACTTGATTCTTTAGGTCATCCAATGATGGTACACCAGTTTTTCCAGCAATTACATTGAAGTCATTACACTTACGTTTGAAATCAAGCAAAGAATAGTCACTCTGCGGTTGCCAAACTAAATCAAAGTCACTAGGTTGATCTTCATGGAATCCACCCTGCGCTGTAAAGTCCGTGGTTGCACCTTGGAAGTAATGTGGAGAATCTTGTACTTCGCACTTAGCGTACAATGGAAAGCAACCTACGTTGTCATTCCCGGTGATCTTCCATTTGTTACCACGTTTGTCACTGTAAGTGCAACCGATTTTAAATTCTTTCTTCATATTAACCTTTACCAATCAATTTCAATGTAATATTCACCAGAAGGAAGTATACCCTTCAAATGCAAATCATTAGCTACCATCTGTACGTCTGGGTAGAAGTTACGTTCCCAGAACATATTAAGAAATCTCTTATCCTCTGGATCACCGTTCCACTGTTCATTGTCACGAGCTAACCAATCTTTGAAGTTTATACCCATTTCAGTACCATTGATATTATCAGGAATCTCACGATTCTCGTAGTCGTAAGTATCTTCAGGTACTGTTAGGTGTATAGCTCCACGATCTCTACAACCCGCTTGTTGCTGTAAGCAGTAATGTTTACCATAAACGCTTTTTATAACAATATCCCAATTAAAGGAATCAATTACTTTACGGGTTTGTATCTTTAGTCTAGTCATTCATTATCTCCTTGGTTAAATGCTTGGTAAACATCACTAGGACTTGCTAGTACGACTGGTGTACTTGCACTGAAGTGAATCACTTGTTTGTGATTATTAAGGCAGTATGAGTAACAACCGTCGATATGATCCAAGAAGTAAACTTCGTTATCTCGGAGTTCTTCTGAGGCAATACGGAAGTATGTATTCCGTGGGAGTTCGTACAGTTTGTATGTTTTCATTCTAAAATCCTTTTTGTATTTTATTCATTAGCTTTTGTTGAGATTCTCTAAGCTTGGTTATCTCTATCTCTATACTACTTATAATACAACGGCTAATATACTCTAAGTGATTCTCGGCCCCGTTCCTTGTTAGGTAAACCTTATCTACATCGCAAAAGAATGGCCCAATGTCCCCTTGCTGTATCCAGACCTCTGAACTACCATCTCGGAGACTTGATGTATTCCTTGCTTTACACTCCATAATAAAACAGTTTAGTGGGTCGTGCTCTGCGCAGCATACTTTTCCACTGTAATCCTTCATAAATATCACGAATCCTGTATTTCCGTGCCACTTACCGAAATGCTCTAAGTATTTATAGTTCATTTACTGTATCTCTGCTGTTACTAGTGTGAATTGATCGTCTCCGTAATCCTCATCAGCTTCAAGACATTCTAGTTCCTTCTGTGCTTTCTCTGGTGAACTCCACAATGACTCCAAGTAAGCGTGACCGTTTGACTTTACGATAATAGCTGTGATTTCCATTTTGTGCTCCTTAGTGAATTTCATGTTGATTCTGTTCGAGCATGTACTCCAAAGAATTGTACAGCATGTGAGCTGCATCATAACTCAATCGAATACCTGTAGTAACCGCTTTATCACCCTCACTGAACTTCGTCTTGAAGATAATCTCAACGGAGTCATCTGAGTAATCTTTCAAGGTGATCTTTCGCTTGATACCGTTGGACTTCTGTTTGAACTCCAGAATATCCAACAGAACAGTGCGCTCGGGAGAACATTCAGGACAATCGCGGGGTTCTTCGGTTAGCTCGTGGGAGATGTCATCGGAGTAACCACCACGACTGTAAGATTTCTGTTCAAAGATGCTTCCGTTATCACCGTAGTAATAACCATTGCTTCCTTTGAACTTAAAGAAATCATCAGTACCTTTATGATGCTCAAGTGTAATGTGCTCACCAGAGTTCGTTACGTAGGTTTTACCGGGTTGGAGGATTAGCTTTGGTCTTGACATTTGGTTTCCTTTAGTTGAGATTAGATTGTATCAGAATTAAACTCGTTTCAATTCGTAAGTTGCGAGTTCGTACAAAGGATTACCTCCGTTACGAACCCACACTGCGTTCTGCCTGTTAACAAAGTTCTGACAAGCCCCTTTAATTGTGTACATTTTTGTTCCTCCGTAACCATGCTGTGATCGTTGGGCTTTTCCTGTAGTGATTTCTTCACAGGTATAAATAAGTTGTTTAAGGCAAGCCAAAGGCTTCGCTATTGTCTCTTGTTTCATTCTAGCTCCAGTTCTTTAATATCATATTCGTCTTTCGGTCTGTTCATTTTGGTGGAATCTACCAAGAGACTAGCTTCTGCTTTATCTTCAGTTGAGTAAACACCAATAATGTATGTTTCATCATACCACTGATAGGTCAGTAAATAAACTTTCATTTGTTATCCTTTAAGTTAGTAAGTCTACCACAAATCTTCACTGTAAAGTTCATCACCTTGGTAATACTGATCACCTTTCAAGCGATTGATCTGTCCGTTCTTTACAGCGAGAACATAGGCTTCTTTCCGTGTTAAGAACTCCCCTGAATCATCAAGGAAACCCTGAGTATCATTTCCATAAACACCTCCAATCATTCGGATTACGTTGTGGTGACGGTTAGGTGCTAGCAGGGAGTAAGTAATACCGTTGTACTTAATAGCTACGTGAGTAATTTGTTTCATTAGTTCCTTTGTTGAGTCTCAAATTATAGCAGAAGTTAAGCACTCCCGTGTCTATCTGTGTAATTAGCTCCGTTTTCATTCAGCAGAGCAATCTGTGCTGTTCTGTACTCACAGGCTAAACGGAAGGCTTCTGAATCGCCGTATTTAGTTATTGGAAAATGTTTACTACATGTTTTACTTTGTTCATCACACCAAGAAGCTACCCAGTAAAGATTACCACTGTTGTTGACAAGAAAATAAACACCATTAACACCTGACTTGTTGTTTTTAGATAATCGGGCATTCATTTGATTTACCTTAGATGTGACTAAGCGTAGATTTTCAACTGAGTTGTTGCTAACATTCCCATCTATGTGATCAACCATTAGAGAAGGATCAAGATGCCCATACACCATATACCACACAACCCTATGAGTGTAGAACATTTTACGATTAATACCAGTCTGCCAAGCCCTTGGTTTACCTGTTAACTTCTCTTTGTTTAATGTTCCGACAGGATCACCTATAGAATACCTAGGTGTTTTCTTAAACCCTTGGTAAACATCTCTGTTCCATCTCAATCCAGATGGGCTGGTTGAGTCCACGTAGAAATGTTCACTCCAGTTTATCCCTCCATAGTCTTTAGATACAACACTCATTGTAACCCTTTCAAACGATTAATCAAGAACTCTGTAGAGATGAAGCTAGGATCAGCGTAACCTCCCTTAGCTTCGTGCAACATCACAATACCCCTGAAATGTAGATTCCCTGTCTGAGTCCCCTTATATGCCTCGTCGAAGGGGTAGCTAGCACCAGCAATAATTCCAATGCGCATACTCCCATCAAGAACGGGCATCATAGCTACATCAAGGGTTTGCTTATGACCAACTACAAAAGAACTGCCGATAGCCTTCAATTGAGCCAAGGCGTTACCACCCAAGGGTTTCCCGGTCATACTATTAGTCAAGTAATGTACAAACGAAATACCCTGAATCTCAATTGGTTTTAGAAACTGGATTACTTCCCAGTCTTTTTCTAGTTCAAGTAAGTGATAA